GCTGCTGTGTGGTAGACTTTGACGAGGGTTGAGTCTACTGCACTGTTAGCATTTGCTAAGTCTGTTGGAGCAGTGAACTCACTGCCCATTAATTTGATTACTTTACTCATCGTCAGATCCTAATACTTCTGACGCAACGTCCATTGCAAAATCAACTGCTGAGTCTGGATCTGATTCTATTAATGAATCAAATTCTTTTAAGTTTTCTTCTGTCAAATTTTCTCGAACAAAGTGTAATGCTTGCTCATATATCTCAGCATCCTCTCCGTCTTTGTAATGACCTGCTCCTGCATTGTCATGAGTTAAGTCTTTATTAATGTTTCCACCTTTAAAGACTGCATCTTGCTCTGCTTCATTTTTAAATGCAGGGTGTAATGTTTGTTGAACATTATCGAAGTGCTTATCTACAAATCTTTTTTCTGCTTCAGATTTAGGATTAGCATAGTTAGATACCTGTCCAGCTTGTAGTTCTGGATCTGGAATCAAATCGATCTTCTTAAGTTCTACTATTTGTCTAAGTGTTTTCATCCTCGTTATCCTCGTCTTCGGGACTCTCGTCCTCTGTTGAATCTTCTTCACTCTCGACGTCAGGTTCCTCAGCTTCATCAGGTTCATCTATTAGTTCCTGTTCAGCTTCGTATTGTTCTCCGTCCTCTTCTACTTCCGGATCTGGAAGATCAAGTTCTGGTTGAACTTCTACCTGCTCTGCGTCTTCATTATCAACGCCAAATAAACTATTGCTGACTTGGTCTTTTACTGCTTGGACTTTGTCAGCTACCCTATCTACTAGTTCGTCATTCAATGCATCACCAGCTTTGTTAGGTTTTTCGTCTACTACCAAATCAACTATTTCTCTTGCTACATTATCTGTCATAATAATTTCCTCTTTTATTTATATATCTTACACTTGCTCAGGCGGAGCTTCTGGGAATTGACCACCGTCTGGAGCTGGTTCTTCACCATTTTCTGGCTCCATATCGGCTTGTTGCGCGTCAACTTGTTCTTGTTCTGCCTCAGCATCAGCCATCATCTCTGCATGTAGATCCTCTATTTCTTTATCAGTTTGCTTGAGTAAATTCTTCTTAACAAAGTTTAATGAGAAGTATTTACCTAAGTATGGATCAACGTCATTGATTGCTGATATTTGTTCTCTAAATATTTCTAAATCTTTTAGTTCTGAGAAATGACTATCTGTTACATAATCGAATCTCATCTCTCGTCTAATCATTGGCCAGTCATCTGGAGTAATGATACCTTTTAGTATCAATTGCTTCTCCATTGCTTTCTCAAATAATTGACTAAACTTTAATCTTAATCTTGCTATAAACTTTTGAAACTTGATTTCGTCTCTTGATATCTCACTCGCTCTACCTATAGCGAAACCTGTTTCTGCTTCTAAACGAGACACTGGAACATTGAGCGCTCTGTATAACTTTTTCTGGAAATACAGAACGTCATCCATTTCACCAAGGTTCTGACCAGCTGGTAAAGTTGTTATCTCTGTTCCTTTACCACCTTCTCTTCTTGGTAACCAATAATCTTCCAACATGGTCATGAACTTTCTATCGTCTCTAAGTTCACCAGTTGTAGCATCATAGACCAACCTATTTTTATGCTTGGCCATCATGTCTCTAAGATATTGTTCTGCTTTTACTTTAGGAAGATTACCAACATCAATATAGAATATTCTTCTCTCTGGTGCTCTTGATATTCTATAGATTACTGTTGCATCTTCTAAAACTCGTAATTGGTTAAGTGGTTTAATTGCTTTATGTAAGTGAGACAGCACCATCTTATTGTCTTCACTCATAAGTCCTGATGTACAATGAAGAATACTATCCTTAGCTATCTTTAAGCCTTGAGTAGTTCCTTGAGCGGGATTGGTATATCCAGGTCCGCCTTTAAAACCCTTATCGTTGTACATGTAGTATTCTTGTTTAGTTTGTGCTAACATTAAAGTATTAGGTCCTGATCCGCTACGCTTCTTCTTGACCTCTCTAACTTTTCTGATCTTTCTAGGATCTATGAATCTAAGTTCTTGAATACCTGCTTGTACGTTTTTCTCATCTATTATGACGTGGTAGTATAATCTACCATCAATGTACCAATGTCTGAATATTTCGTAGGACTGTCTCTCGAAATCTAGAATATCTTTTACATTGAGGAATTCCTCATGTATCTTTTCTTTAATGTTATCGGGGACGTCTACTGAGTCTAAGTTTATTTCTGCTGTGTGACTATCCGGATCATATACAATCGTTTCATTTACAACATCATCGATTGCATTCTCACACTCCGGTTGCATAGACATTTTTCTATACCTTGTAACAAGCTCACCTTCGGTTTTAGAAGTGTGCTCCAGATCCATGTATTGACCATACACACCGCCTTCAGCAACAACGACTGCGCCGTCATCTTGAGAAGGTGCTACGAATGATCCTAAGTCCTGATCTGTGGACTTTCTTTTGATTTCGAAACCGAATAGTTCTGCCATGTTTACCTCATTATAAAGTTATGAGGGATATAGTATCCCCCATAAAAGAGATAAAGGCAACAGTTAAGTTGCCATTATCTTTAGTTTCCGCCAGCGTTTCCTGTAGAACCACCAGTGACTTCCCACCAATCGTACTGGAAGGTAACGTTGAAGTCTTGAAGAACATCAGTTGCGTTCCAGTCTACATCCATTTCTGTAATGTTTACTGGGAATATACCATTGAATGTATACTCTCTGATAGGTACTCCAGTCTTACTGAATTGTGTTACCTGTGCACTAGATTTGTAAGATAGATCACTAGCTGAACCAAAACCTCTTACGTTGCCTAGGTGTGAGTTGATAGTGTTCATCCACTCTTCCATAGCATTTCTTATTAAGAAGTCTTCGTCGTTTATAACTGTTACGTTCCACTCAGCAAATGTTCTATCGCCTGCGATTTTAACCTTTCTACCAAAATATGGTACTTCGATAAAACCTAATGTCGATGCTGGTACTTGAGAAGCTCGAACCAAGAATGGTGTCTTCAGATCTCCAGCAGCATTTGCAGGGTTAGTTATGTTGACTTGGAACAGGGTAGGTCTAGCACCACCTAGCGCTAATTGTGACCTGATCTCATTTATATTAAAAGCCATCTTTGTCTCCTATTCCTATTTATTAAAATTGTCCAACTACTTCTGAGAACTCAACTCCACTTCTTACTGCTACAAAGTTTAGCTGTATGAAGTTGATACTTCTTGAAGGTTTGACATATATGTCTCCAACAAATTCATTTCTATCAATGACTTCGCCTGTATTGTTTGTGTCGTCACAAACTACTCTAAAGTCAACAATACCTCTTCTTCCTTGTACATCTCTTAAGAATGGTTCAACCAAGTTCTTAAATTGAGACCTTGTAAATGAGTCGTTAAACTCAAACAGTGAGAATTTAGCAGCTGTTGAAATTGCTTTCTCTAATACAATGAAAAGTCTTCTTACGTTAATTCGATCGAATGCAGAAGGCTTACCAAGTAATGTTTTATCACCAAACAAGATTGTACCTTGACCTGGGAATGTAACTACTGGGTTAATATCTGATTGATATAATAAGTCTCTTTCTGCTTTCTTCGGATTGAAGGCTAGTTTAACTATGTTCTTAATTCCACCTCTGTTATAACCAGCTGGTGAGAACCAAGCATCTCTTAGTTCGTCTGAACGAACTGCTAAACCTGCCATGTCTCCATTCAACGGAATGTATCTATAAACATCTGAATACTTATCGTATTGATATTTGTATCCACTATCCATGAATACATAACTAGAATTTGTTATTCCGTTTCTGAATGCTTTAATGTCTGTTACTTCTGATCCAATATTATCAACTACATCACCTTTGTCTGGTGAAACGAATGCTACGCAATCCTTTCTTGACTCAACAATGTTGTCTCTAATATATTTTGCTAGACCATCTTTATTAGTTCCGCCAATAGCTTTACCTTGTAATACTAAACTTATATCAACATCTTCTGCTGATTTGAATAAGTCGTATCCTGTAGCTATATCTGCTAAACTAATTGATCCTTCTGCTGCAGAATCAACACCTAACTTCAATGAGTCGTATGTTGCATTTTCTGTTGTAAGTGCTGTTGAAGCTGCACCTGTTGTGTCAGCTAACAAGTTTGTAGCACCTTTTGCATAAATCCAATCTGATTGTCTTTCGATTACATCGATGTAGTAATTGGATTCTCCTGATTCTGTTTTTGCATCTGTCGCTCTTGATACACCTTCGTATACTTCTAGAACTTGTCCTTTAGTACCTGTGATGTCTCCGTCTTCGTCAGCTACTACAACATGGACTTCATCGCCGACTCCACCTTTAGCTTCTGTATAAGCTGAAGTTCCTGGAGCTGCACGGACTAAGTCATAGTATTTCCAGAATCTGGTGAAAGATACTGTTGAAAGATCGGAAGCACCTGTGTATTTGTCCTTAAATGTAATTGCTGAATCTGTTAGCGACTCTACTTGTAAAAAGTAATCAATAGACGCTGAGTCTGTAAATTTAATTACATCGCCTGGTTGCACTAATGCTGAACCAGTGGCTACTGTTTGGTCAGCTGATGTAGTAGCTACTTTACTTCCACTAGAGATTGTGATTGTGGCACTGCCTCCACTCTCCTCATAATCTTTAGCTGATTTACAAACAGATACTTGCAAGCTGTTTCCTAATGCACCAGGATATCTGGCAACAAAATGATCAGTTGATTGTAATGTTACGTTTGCTATTTTATCTTCGTTCTCTACTAACACTGCAGCTGAACTACCGTTGGAGACGGCGTTCTTTGCAGAGCTATCGATAACTCTTGATACAAATAACTTATTACCATATGCTAAAAAGTTAGCAGCGGTAAAGAATGTTTCTGGGTTCAATGACCCATCGGGTTTTTGGAATCGAGATACCAGACTCTCCTCGCTGTCAATTAAGACACGAGTTTTCGCTGGTCCCCATTTGAAAACCCCTGCTAATGCGCCTTCTGTAGTCGAGACAGCTGGTACAACAGTACTCAGATCTATTTCGGATACATTTACGCCTGGACTAACCTGAAATGGCATTTCAATTCTCCTTTAATTTTACGGTAGATTATATAAGCTCTGTTTTATTTATAAAACTCTATACTAGAAGGTCTGGTCTCTATCATAGTCATAGTCCCATGATTTGACCAATTCACCGCCTTTGAACTCATCGTCTTCTTCCCAATTATTATCATTACCACTATCTATAAATCCAAAGGGCACGAGCTCATCCTCTATCGCTTGTTCATTTAATTTGTATAAATTCTTTCGTATATCTATATCAGTCAGTTCTTTGAAGTAATCTTGATTAGTCATCCATGCAAAGAATACTAAGCACATTACTAAGTCATCGTTTCTTCCGTCTTCTGCTTCATAACTTGTTCCTCTTTTATTAGCAACAAAGCTAGTAAGTTCTGATAATATTTCAAAATCATTTATTATCATTCTATCATTCTCAATGATAGTTTTTAACATAGAGCACCCTATTCTTTTCAATGCTGGAGTAGTTCTTACACCCATTTGTAAATCACCACCACCAAAACCAGATCCTAATATTTGTCCAGCTCGGCCTTTCCATTGTGCTCTCATAATGTTTTCGTATTCCATATCGTGATGTAATATATCAACTACTTGTGAACCTATATCATTTATCTCTGCTAATACATGAGCATCGTTGTATGTCTTTGCTGCATTGTATATTGCTTTAGGATATAAGACAGGTGCAATAGTATTGTTTCTATATGTTGCAACTACTTTATATGGTACTTCAGTTACATCCATAACTACGAATGCACTGTAATCATTACCTACTCCTCTACTTGTATCTGCTGTTATACAATAGATACGTTCAGGTTCAGGTTGTGAAAATATTTTTAAACTTTCATTTTCTTGTAATGGATTCTCAAAAACTAAATGTCTTAACTTATGAGGATCTATTAATGTGTCTGCAGATCCTAAGAATTCACATTCGAACTCAACTGCAAATTGTTTTTCTGAAGTGTTACGTATTGTTTCTTCTTTCCACTTATCATCTCTTCCTGGAACATCCCACCAGTTAACACTTACTGTAGCATAATCATTGAAACCTTTTTCTGCATCATGCCATAGTTTGTAAAACATATTCATACCATTAGGTGTAGATGTTATTAGTACTCTTGATGTTCTACCAGATGATATTGTAGGATATACAGAACTAAAGAATTCATCTTGTAC